TGAACATATCCAAACCGTACTTCAGTGGCTGAAAGGTTCGGATATTGAGGAAGCAATGAACATCGTCGCCGCAGCAGAAGAGGAACTCGAAAGAGCAAAAAGAAAAGTGTCAGCAGCAAAAAAAAAGCTGGCAAAATCATTTACATCGTAACGCAAAAGCCCGGCAGTTAGCCGGGCCTTGCATCGAATTCCCGATACCGGGAAAACGATCACCATTCATCAATAAAATACTTTTTATACAGGTCGTACTGGACGCCGTTTTTGCCTGCCGGGCCTTTAGATTCGGAAGTCATAAGCTCTGCCTGCATTTTCTCGGTGATGATATAGCGCATTTCGATGATGTACACGAACTTCTCAAAGTCAGTATAGCCTCCAAAGGAGTTTTTCGCATTGAACATTCCACTTACCCAAGGAACCGGGCCGGAATGAAATTTCAGATACTTAAACTGCGCTGATGCTGGATCTCTTAAAATGTCCCGAACAGCGGCTTTTGCCTCGATAAAGCTTTTCGGCTCAGCTGCGCCTACGGTCACAGGGAGCATGAACACCAGCATCGCTGCGGCTATCAATAATCTTGCTTTCATCGCTTTCCTCCTTTGTTGTTGATCCTCAAAAAATTCCTGTCATTTCCCACTGCGAAGCGGCGACTTCTTTGCCGGTGAGTTTTTCAAGGTAGTCGGCCCACGCCTGCATCATGCGGGTGCGTTCATCGAGGTGTTTGGTGCGGTTGTAGGCTGAGCCAAGGCGGTCGGGAACTGCGTGCCCGAGCTGGGCCTCGATGGCGTCCGGTGAGAACCCCAAGGTTTCATGCAGCATAGTCCTGGCCGTGGCGCGGAACCCGTGTCCGGTTACGGTTTCAGGCCCCCAGCCCATTGTTCGAAGCGCATGGTTCACCGTGTTGCCGCTCATAACCCTCGACGCCGTTCTCCCTGGAAAAACGTGCCGACCGGATCCGGTGAACCGGTGCAGCAGGGTGAGCACGCCTACGGTCTGCCGGGCAAGCGGTACGGTATGAACCTGTCCTTTCCGACGGGCCTTTTCCTTCAGGGTAAACTTCATCTGCTCGATCGGAATCTGCCAGACGGCCGCGCCCAGGTCGATATCCTGCCACATGGCATTCCGGAGTTCTCCGGGACGCACAAAAAGCAGGGGAGCAAGCTGCAGGGCGCAGCGGACAATAAAGGATCCGGTATACCGATCGATATCTACCAGCAGGCGCGCCAGCGTTTCAGGATCCAGAATTGCCGCCATACTTTTCACCGGCGGCTGCTTCAGCACGCGCGCAAGCCCGGCCGCCGGGTTGTTCACCACTCCCGGAATATCAGAGATGATGGCGAACGTAAACACCTGGCTGATGATCGTCTTGATCCTGTGGGCGCTCTCATATGCCTGGCGCGCCTCGACCAGCCGCAGGGCGCCGAGAACGTCCTTTGTGGTGATCTCCGATATCCGCATCGGGCCGAGTACCGGCAGGATATCGCGGTTCATCCTCGATCGGACCGTCCGGGCATGGCCGTCCGTCCACTCCGTCGATGCAACGTCAAGCCATTGGCGCGCCACCTTTCCGAACGTGTTCTCATCGATTTGCCGGGCAACGGCAACCGCACGGGCCTCGCGGCGGCGTTCCGAACTCGGGTTTATGCCCTGTGCAAGCAGTGCTCGAGCATCTGCACGTTTTGCGCGGGCCGCTTCCAGACTGACAGCTGGATAAGAGCCGAAAGACAAGAGGCCTGCTTTCCCGCCATGGCGAAACTTGAACCTCCACAGCTTTGACGCCGGCAACGGCTTGCCGTGCGGCGTGAACTTCAGTGGCGGAATGAATAGAAAAAGCCCGTCGCCGTCGAAAAGCGTGATGGCTTTCTCGCCGGCCTTCGCCGTCTCTATTTTCCGCGCCGAAAGCGGCGGGACTTTCTTAGGCATGGGTATATCCTGAAACTCGATTTGCCGCAAAAACCGAAATGTCACCATAAAATATACCAAAACTGAGCGCACTTTACAATACCTTACCGCACCTCCTCGCACTCAAAAACAAAATAAGCCCCTTATTTTTAAGGGGCTTATGATCCATATCGATAATTATAGTACGTCGTTTTCGTGGAGCTTAGGGGAGTCGAAGAGTGCTTTGGGGCGCGTGCTTTTATAAGATAAAGGGAAATGTTATCCTAATACGTATCCCTATAAATTTTATTTTATTGTAGGATCTTTTTCTTGCCACGTCGCTTCAGCTGTCCAGTACTCGATAGTATCTAAAGTCATCTCGTCCTGGCGAGTAAGCTTCTGCGGGTTTCTGTAAACATACCAGCCGCCTTCATGCGGCGCGAATTCCGGGGGCTCGTGGTCAAAAAACGCTTTGCGGGGCTGAGTGCTTGCCATGGGGGTATCGTATTAAGTTAGAGTGTAGTAGCGATTGATTTTCTTGATTTTTGCCGCAAACGGGATCTCGTTTTCATACTTGGTCATCTGGTCGATTATTACGTCTGATCCCGTAAAAACGACATGCTTTTGTCCATCAAGCATCACCTGAATCGTCAGGCATTTTCCGGATTTGCTTTTCTCTCCATACTTGGTGCTGGTGAATCGGCATCCGGTAATTATCAGCTCCTTGTTGAGCACGTCATCGATGCGGATCTTGTCACCATCCAGAATGTTCGGTGGCTCAGCGAAATCAGCGAATCGCTTCATAGCAAGGCACCAGGAACCTTGCGCCCTGATCGAGCGCAAGCGCAAGCGGCAATTTTCTTGATGTAAGGCGTCATGTACGCCCGGCGAAGCCCAGAACAGTCCGCATCCTTCATCCATCCGTTGTAACTCATCAAGCCGTTGACAATCTTGGTTTCCGTCATGAAACTCCACGACCGTTCGATCTTGCGGATTTTCCGCTTGAAACCGGAGGCGATTGACTTCCTGAGCATGGTGTGTGACCGGAAGAACCGGAACCCGACAACATCGATACCGCGGTCGTCGATCGGGAACACCTGCCAGTTTCCTTTCATCTTCAGGTTCAGGCGGTCATTCAGGTACTGCTCGATATCATAGCGGAGCTGGTGCAGCGCGTCCTTGCATTCACCGAAAATCACTATGTCGTCGCAGTATCGGTAGTAGTACTGGACCCGCTTCTCTTCTTTCATCCAATGGTCCAATTCGCAGAGATACAGGTTACCAAAAATCTGCGAGACGTAGTTCCCGATCGGAAGGCCCATGGTGCTATTGATGATCTCATCGAGCAGCCAAAGAAGTTCCGGATCTTTGATCTTCTTTCTGACGATCCGTTTCATGATGTCGTTGTCCACTGACGGATAAAACTTGCGTACGTCTACCTTCAAGCAGAATGCCGTCCCTTTCGGATCATCATCAAGCGCCTTCCTGATCCGTCCTGCCGCCAGATGAACGCCCCGACCAGGCATGGACTGATAAGTATCCCTGATCATGGTGCTCAACCAGATGTTTTCGACGACGTTCATAATTGCATGGTGGACAATTCTGTCCGGATAGTACGGGAGACGGTAAATTTCCCTGATCTTCTTTCCTTCCTGCCTCAAACTCACATCATACGGGCTGGTCTTGTACGTCTTCTCTCTGAGCATCTTCTGCAACGGACCAAGGTACTTTTCCGGGTTCCTGTTGATCCTCCTGACCTCGATGTAATGTGACTTATCACGCCTCGCCCTGATATGAGCCTGCCATAAGTTTTCCGGATCACAGATCTTCTTGTACAAGTTTCCGTATCGTTTCATTCTGCTTTTTTTTGCCCCATGACCTTCGTGTTACCTACCAGCCACTTGGGGCAGCTTATTGTTTCACCCAGTGGTGAGGATGCGATGCACCAAGAACACTTTTCTGTTTTGCAGCAGCTTTGCAGTGGCGCCCCTCGATATTCGAATTCGCATTCGATGAATCATTGTTCGTATTCAGATAGCAGAGCCTGGCATTCGAGCCATTGTTCGCATTGCCTCCGATTAACGGAACCTGCCAGCCTGAGGCACAGTGCATCACACCCTATAAATCCGTTTTTGTTTTTCGTTTTACGGAGCCTACGCCCCGCGCGCCCCGCGCCTCGTGCCCGATTAAAAGCAGAGGCGCCCCCCGATATGCGAATACGCATACGATGAAT